CAAAACTTCGATAGACGAACCGCGTCGCGGACGCTCCACGCCATAGCGAAGGGCCGCCATAGCGTCGTCCATGAACTCGACAGGTTCGTCGATATAAAGGCCCGTGGTCGGGTCCTTTTTCCACTTCCACTGTTGAACTTCTTTCAGAACATTCACACAGGAAGGGTGTATGTGTATCTTTCGGCCTTTCAGGAAGTCGATCTGGGCCTTCACGCTTCCAGGCTCCTTTTTCACGGGATAGGCGCGGAAGCCGGCCTTCTGCCATGTCCTGATCCGGTCTGGCTCCGCAGAATCGCAGAACATTTCAACGCGCGGGTCAATCTTTGCCTGACGGGCCAGGCTGATAATTTCTTCGGTGTCCTTCTCGAAGACGTATATTTCCGAAGTGACGTAGATTTCGCCGTCCTTCCAGCCGACACCCAGGATCGCGTCGGCATGGTTGAAGCCGAAGTCCTGTCCGTAATAAAAGCCGTCGAAGTAGTCGCGGCCAGTAGGGAAGTTGTGGACTTCAAAGTTCGTCAGGATCAGGCCGCCCAGTTCGCCCCATTCACCCAGGCCGTACACGCGGTAGCCGTCCGGGTCTTCTTCCTTACGTCGCTCCATGCGGCGGGAATAGGCCGGGTCTATGAACCGGTTTGTCCTGTATGTCGAATGGTGGGTCAGAACGTCCGGATCGGACTTGTCGAAGTAGCGGGCCTTGATCCAGTGCGTCGCGCTGACCGGGTTGAAGGTCATTGTGATCTGATAATACAGATTCGGGTTCAGGTCGTCCAGGTTGCCACGAAGACGGTCGTCCAGAATGTCGACGTCTTCCGGAAGAAGTTCCGTCGCTTCCTCACACCATATCCAGACCAGTTTCCCGTTCTTGAAGGTGATGGACTTGATCTTCTCACGCTGGCGCTGGTCCTTGACGCCCCGGAAGATAATCCGGTTCCCGGTGATCTTACATTCCAGGGCAAGGGGGTTCAGGTTGACCTTCCAGAAGCGGTCGGCGTAGGGGCCGAACATTCGATAGATCGCCGCCTGCAACTCTGCGAAGGTGCTGTCGCGGTTCGTTTCTTCAATCTTCCGGACGACAACCAGGTTCGCGCCCTGGTATGCCGGATCGGACAGTTTCGCTATGTAGTCCTGGGCGATATTCACGGACTTCCCAGAACCAGCGGACCCCTTCAAAATGCGGTAGCGGCCGCGCCATTCGTTGACAGGGCGGAAGACCGGGTTAAACTGGGCCGACGCCCTGAACTCAACTGTCTGGGCCGTAGTCATAATTGATCACCACCGTCACGGGGGCGGTGCTGTCCGGGCTGTCCTTGAACATTCCCAGGTGCTTTCCGCACAGTTCCAGGGCCTTCAACTTGTCCGCCAGGCGGACTTCCCGTTCCACGCCGTCGCCGTCTTCTCCGGGGATCACTTTCACCTTCACGGAAGCGATCGCGGCCGTGTCGTCGCGGGAAGCGTCAGTCAGGACTGTCGCGTCGGTCATGTTGATCACGTCGATCGCGTTCACGAAGGCGATTTTCCCCAGTTCCAACAGGACCCGGTCGGCGTTGATCCCGGTTCGCTTCGACCTTTCGGCCATAGCGCGGTCTATGCGCGCGCGGATTTCAGGTTTTTTCAGCAATTCACTTCCGATACTCCCCGCAGATTCCACGGAATATCCGGCGCGGATCGCGGCCTGGGTCGCGTTCAGGTCGATCAGGTATTCGTCACAGAAGACTTCATTCTTCTTCGTCAGTTTTCCCACGATTCTTCACCGTCCTTTCTGTGGGTGTCCATTCCTTTTCGGGCAACAGAAAAGGAACGCCTGTGAAGACGTTCCTTTCTGCGCCCTATAAAAAAGGAGGTCGGGAACTGGGCAAGGTTCCCTTGTAGCATTTTCTCACACTCTTATATCCGTTACAAGTGCAAGTATGTGCAGACTTATGCAAAGATGTGCAATCATGTGCAAAAAGTTTTCCGCCGACGGGAAGGTTCATTCGATATTCCCGTGAAGGCGGATATATTTCCGGACCAGGCGGTCGACGGCCGTTTTCCTCTGGCGGCTGACGGTGGAAACGTCCATGTCCAGAAGTTCGGCGGCCTGGGCGTATGTCCGGCGCGGATAGTACAGGGTCAGAAGAACGATCTTCGACTTCGCGTCCATTGTCAGGATCGCTTCGTGTACGTTTTCAATCTGGCGTTGTCGTTCTTCCAGGGCGTCGGTCGCTCTCTTTGTTCTGGCGGTCCGGCGCTGGATCGCGTCGGCCACCTTTACCAGAAGGCCGTCAGGGTCGGGGGACGACTGGACGCGGGGCGTATCATATCGGACGCCGCGCGGGTAGGCTCTGGCCCTGATTGCTTCCAGGTCTTCTTCCAGGGCGGCGCGCTCTGCGTCGATCTGCGCTTCAATAGTCGACATTTCCTGGTCGTGGTTCTTCAATATGTCGTAGACGCGGCGGGCCGTCTGGTCCGCGCGGTCTTTCTTTTCTTTGGCGTCCATGCCGTTCACCTTCTTTCCTGCGGGCGTCAGAAGGGAAGTTCACCGTCTTCCCCGTCAATCTCTGTGAAGCCCTCGTTCTCCATGTAACCGGCGGCCAGGCTCCCGGCCGGCTGATCCTCTGCGGCGCGGCGGGATTCCGCGAACTCGACTTCATCGGCCACCACTTCGAAGCGGGTTCTTTTGTTCCCGTCCTTGTCAGTGTAGGGGTCGACCCTGATCCGGCCGGACGCGATAATCACGCGCTGGCCCTTGCGGAAATACTTCGCGACGAACTCCGCAGTCTTCCGCCAGGTCGTGACGGGTATGAAGT